ATGATGTACCATACGTGATGCACAGGAAGTACAAGCCAGACTTTGTGGACAAGAAGACGGGTGACTACATTGAGACTAAAGGATTCTTTAGGACAGGAGACACCCAGAAGTATACGTCTATACGTGATAGCATCAAGCCAATCAAGTTAATCTTTGTCCTGTCAGACCCTAACAAGAAGGTTCGCAAAGGTTCTAAGATTACGATGGGACAGTGGTGTCACAAGGAAGGCTTTGAATTTTACACAGTGGATGAGTATGTAGAACATGTCACTAACAATGGATGAAATTAAGGAGCGGATATTGAAGCGGTATGATGCTGATGATATACTAGAGGCACTGGACATATCCGCTGAAGAACTGCTGGACAGGTTTGAAGATAAGTTTATCAACAGGCTGCACCAGTTTGAAGAAGAAACAAATGGAGATGAATGGGATGAGTATTGATAACATTACTCCAGAGGAGTGGAACAAGATGGGTTTTAAGACTATTAAAGACAGAGACACTAATGAGCTTGACAACGAGCCTAACGACCACCCATTGTACGGAGACTATAAGTACGACAATGTACACCGACCAGAGCATTACAACACTGGTAGCATGGAATGTATCGACGCTATCAGAGGTATGTTGACAGATGACGAATACATTGGTTACCTTAAAGGTAACGCTATGAAATACCTGTGGCGCTCTAGTTACAAAGGTAAGCCTGTTGAAGATCTGAGGAAGGGCAGATGGTACGAAGAACGATTGATGAAGCACATGCTGGAGAACCCTAGTGACAAGTAAGGTAGGCGTACAGGATTACTTAGGTATTCAGATTGATTATGACAGAGAAAAAAATCTCAATGTGTTCTCACTTGAGACACTGAAGGACAGGTATTTCTGGGGAGATGAGACACATGCACAAGAAGCCTTCGCCAGAGCGTCCGTCTATGGTGCAACGTATCAAGGACATACTGACTTCGATCTTGCACAGCGGCTTTATGACTACTCAAGCAAGGGCTGGTTTGGTTTTAGCACTCCTATACTTAGCAACGGGGGAACCACACGTGGCTTACCTATTAGCTGCTTTCTCAATTATGTTCCTGATTCAAGGCGTGGCCTATCTGACCACTATGATGAGAACATATGGCTTGCAAGTGGAGGTGGAGGCTTGGGTGGATATTGGGGTGCTGTTAGAAGTAATGGCGTTTCAACTGCTAACGGTAGTCAGTCTACTGGTAGCATACCTTTCATGCATGTCGTAGACAGTCAGATGCTTGCCTTCAATCAAGGCGTAACACGGAGAGGATCTTATGCAGCGTATATGGACATCAGTCACCCAGAAGTGGAAGAGTTCATCGCTATGCGGAAGACTACTGGCGGCGACCTTAATCGTAAGTGCCTTAACTTACACAATGGAATTACAGTAACTGATGAGTTCCTTGAGGCTGTAAAAGCTGATGAGCAGTGGCGCTTGATTGACCCTAAGTCCAAGCAGGCTATCAAGACTGTATCCGCTAGGGACTTGTGGTGGCAGCTAGTACACACCAGAGCAGAGACAGGTGAGCCATACATTGTTAACCTAGACCGCTGTAACGAGGCTCTACCGCAGTCACAGAAGGACATGGGGCTGGAGGTACGCCAGAGTAACCTATGCTCTGAGATTACCTTACCAACCAGCGAAGACCGCACAGCAGTGTGCTGCTTGTCCAGTGTTAACCTAGAATACTTTGATGAGTGGAAGGACGATGAACTGTTTATCTTTGACATGATTAACATGCTGGATAACATCATTGAACACTTCATTGACAACGCTATGCTAGACACAGGCATGAACGTGTCAGCAGACAGCATAGAGGAGTTTATGTCTTATGTTAGAGAAGATAAAAAGGGGTTTGCAAAAGCCGCTTATAGTGCATATAGAGAACGTGCGGTCGGCCTTGGAGCGATGGGTTTTCATAGTTACCTTCAACGTAATGGAATCCCTTTTGAAGGAATGTACGCCTCCAGCTTCAACAATAGAGCGTTTAAGACAATCAAAGAAAGATCTGAGGTGGCTTCCAGAAGTCTGGCTAGAGACCGTGGGGAGGCTCCTGACATGGCTGGTAGTGGCCGTCGCAATTCCCATCTGCTTGCTATCGCCCCTAATGCTAGTAGTAGTATTATATGCGGTGGAACAAGTCCTAGTATTGAGCCTACTCGCGCTAACGTATTTACGCACAAAACTTTAACAGGCTCGTACAAAGTTAAAAACAAATACTTGGAGAAACTACTTGAAGAGAAAGGTGCCAACACCGATCAAACGTGGAAAGATATTGCTGCTGCTGAAGGCTCTGTTAAAGAAATACCGGAACTCACGGAAGAAGAGAAGGCAGTATTTAAGACAGCGCCTGAACTTAACCAAATTTGGGTCATTGAACACGCCTACCAAAGACAGAAGTACGTCTGCCAAGCACAGTCAGTAAACTTATTCTTTGAACCACCGCCAGCTACAGCACCACAGGAGGTACACGATGAGTATCTGGAGTATGTTAATAGCGTACATTGGACAGGAGCTAACAAACTCAAATCTATGTATTACCTGCGAACTACAGCGGCTAGAAATACAGAGAATGTTAACGTCAAGATACCAAGGATCAACCTTGAAGAAGGGGAATGTTTAAGTTGTGAAGGATGACCACCCAGCGTATAGAGCAAAGTTCTACATACCTGAGCTAAAAAAGTATACCAATTGGCCTGACTATCTGTTATACTATAAGGAACAGGATGACAAGATTATGTTGTTCAGTAACTATTGTATGCAGATGTGGTCTAGCTACATGAGCAACAAGATCAAACAAGAGGAAGCACCCTTGAGCTACAAGGAGTACCTCAACAAGTACAAACAATTACTGGAGGATGGATACAGTGATAGACACAAAGATTAGCGCCATGAAGAGCGTGTACAACGCTGAGATAGACGTGTACAAGGCAGAGGTGCATAACTACCTAGACAATCCTGTGGCTGTAGGTGAGCATGGTAACTTGATTGAGACTATGGACAAGCTGGTGCAGAAGATTGCTGACGCAGAAGATAAACTGATTGTATTGGAGACACATTTTAGTGAGTAACGTAATTAACCTAATGCCTACTCAGGCAACCGCTGACGAGGTACTAGAGGACTGTAAGGGTGAGTTTAATCACGTACTGGTACTGGGGTGGACTGAAGATGACGCTCTGACAGCTAAGGCTACAGAGTCTATGGACTTGAAGGAAACCGTCTACTTGGTGGAAGTATTCAAGCAAGCAGTAATTATGGCAGGACATGAAGTAGAATGAGTGATGAACTAATACACCTGATTAGCCTTTGGGCCATGAAGCGTGGTATAATTAACAACAGCACACCTCTTGCACAGTTTGCTAAACTTGTGTCTGAGGTAGGAGAGCTAGGGGATAACGTAGCCAAGCAGCGTGATGTAACTGATGACATTGGTGACTGCTTGGTGGTGTTAAACAACCTAGCCATTATGAATGACACTACCCTAGAGGAATGCCTTAAGGTAGCGTATGATGATATTAAAGATCGTAAGGGACATATGAACAGTCATGGTGTCTTTATCAAAGAGGGAGATGCAGCTTGAGCTTACTAGACACTAGAGATTATTACAAACCGTTTGACCATCCTTGGATGTTTGACTACTACTCACAACAGAATCAGATGCACTGGTTCCCAGAGGACGTGCCCCTGCACAATGACGTTAAAGATTGGCAGACAATGACTGATGAAGAGAAGAACCTACTGACTCAGATCTTCCGTCTGTTTACACAGTCTGATGTAGACGTAGGTGCTGGATACGTTGACAGGTACATGCGTATCTTCAAGAAACCTGAAGCACGTATGATGATGTCTAGCTTTGCTAACATGGAGTCCATACACCAACATGCCTACAGTCTACTACTGGACACCGTAGGGATGCCGGAGGTGGAGTATAAGGCGTTCTCAGAGTATGAGGCTATGGCTGACAAGCACGAGTACATCAACGCTGTGAAGGTCACTAAAGGAGACAAGAAGAGCATCGCTAAAGCACTGGCTATCTACTCAGGTTTTACTGAAGGGTTGCAGTTGTTCTCTAGCTTCATCATCCTGCTTAACTTCCCAAGGTTTGGCAAGATGAAAGGCATGGGACAGATCATTACCTACAGTATACGTGATGAGTCCATGCACGTAGAGGCAATGACAAAGCTATTCAGGGAGTTTATGCAGGAGAACATTGACTTGTGGACTGATGACTTCAAGGCTGAGATCTATCAGGCATGTCGTGAGATGGTTGACCTAGAGGATAGGTTCTTGGACTTGGTGTTTGAGCAGGGTGATATTCCAGGATTAACCAAGAAGGAGATGCAACAGTACATCAGGTACATTGCTGACCGTAGACTGCTACAGTTGGGGCTCAAGACTAACTACAATGTCAAAGAGAACCCACTGAACTGGCTGGATGATGTACTGGGTGTAGAGCATCAGAACTTCTTTGAAGGCCGTGCAACTACCTACATGAAGGCTGGCTTACGTGGTGACGTAGGCAAGGTTAAGTTTGCTAATGTAGCTTAAGAAGACTTGGGGGCGCAATGCCCCCTTTTTCTTAAAGTCCAGTGAGTACCTTGCTCTTAGCTTCTTCTTCATCAATTCGTTCTTGTCTTTTCTCCATGCCTCCACCAAGGAATGTGTAGTATAGTTTACCTATCACACCTACATTCTTTAACGCTCTCTCAACCTCATCGTTATCCAGAGATTTTGTTTTTGCAACCTCTACTAATGCTGTACCAACATCATCTATTACGTTTAGAGCAGGAGGAGTAAATGTTGCAGAGAGAGCCTCTCCAAACTTACCTTCACTTATGTATCTATCAACAAGATAGCGGTTTAGGAAAGTTGTAGCCATTAAAGTATTGATAAAGTTATCTGTATAGTTGCTCGGCGTAAGTGCTCTTGAGTCCCCACCTGATAAGTAATAGTCTCTTACTGTACCTACCGCAGCGTTGCCTACACCCACAGTTCCTACATATCTAGCAAGATCACGCAGTCCTTCTAATCTTGTCTCTTTATCTTTTGACTGCATCTTAGCTACGCTCCTGTTTCTCACAAGATCTAGCTGTTTAATCATATAACTTTTTAAGCTATAGAATATACGGCCATTAGGATTCTTCAAGTATGCTTCAGGCATCTCTGTTAAAGTTACAGGCTGAACATCCGTTAAGTCATTCCAAACTAGAGTCTTAACTCTATCTGTTATCTTTCCGCTTTGAAGCTCCTGTGTAAGTTTGCTTATGTCTCCTCCAAACACATCGCCCCACTGCTTCTCAAGTTTACGCCTTCCTTCTGGAGTAGCCGACATCTGCCGGTATTTACGCAAAGAAGAATTAATAAGAGCGTTTTTACCTACCTTGTCTATAAACTTAAAACCTGAAAGTCTAAGAGTAGTATCCATAGCTTTACTAAAGCCGCCACCACTGTTCATCTCAGCAGCTACGTTATCAATAACACCTAACTCTTCAGCAGTCAGTTGTTTTTTACCCATCAAAGAAGCAAACGTGTTCTTAAATCCGTTTAAGTAAACCGCACTACCTACGTCTCCTAACTGAACTAAAGCAGAGTCTAACTGAGCCAGTAAAGCTATGTACTGTAAGTCTCTACCTTTAGCAATAGTATCATTCATCTTTAGGTCTTCGCCTTCAAACCTAGCGTTAATTAGGTCTGTAAGCTCGTCTACCTGCTTCTGTGGCAAGTCTTCTGTTAGCTCACGTATCAGTGATCCAGCAGAGTTACGATAGTCTAAATCTTCACTGCCTTCTTTCTTAACACCATTCTTGCCAAAGAACTTACGCTTCTCAATCTCACGTATGGACTTGTTAAGGTACATCTGCAAGGACTCAGGAGCAGAGTGGTAGAATCTTTGCAAGTTCTCCTCTAGGTATGGTATCTTACGTGAGCTAGTTAAACGCTTCAGTCCTTTAGGTGTAGGTCTGTAACCCATAAGGACTTTGTTTATGATGTCATCTTTCTGTGCAAGAGTAAGTTCATATTGGTCATTTTCTTTTGCTTTAGCTAAACGTGCGCGTTCAGATTCCAGTGCTTGACTGATGTAGCTCTTGGTCTTAGAGCCTATAGCCATCATCAATCCTTCACGATCTTTTACAGACCGTGGGAAGAAGTCATCAAGATACTTAACGTCTATACCCGCTTCTTCTAGTTCTTTGAATAAGCCGTCCAGAGTTGAACGTATCTTAGGTAAAGTCTCAACTACTTCAGGGAAGTGCTCAGTAGCAATCTGCTCTGCCCTAGCGAAGTTGTTGTTCATTAAGGCATTCTCAAGACTAGCCCAGTTAGGATTACCTTCTTTAACTTTTTTCATACCTACGTTAAAGAAGTCTTGGAACTCTCTGCTTGCGTCGCCAATGCGCTGTAGTGTCTTACGGTCTACCTCTCTGAGAGAAACCATTAAAGGTTTACTGAGCTTACCTATCCTAGAAGATATTGGTGCCAGTATTGGGTCTACTTTCTGAGCCAGCCAAGACTTAGTGTATATAGGATTTTCAAGCTGCCTTACAATCTCAAACGCTTCTTCTTTAGTAGGTACTACAAACGGCCTATCAGCATCAGCCAAAGTCCTAGTTACTTTAGCGGTGTCATATCCAAGATTAGCTTGTACTAGAGGAAGTACCTTATCCTCTGGTATTCCTTTGGACACTAGCCTAGCTGCTTCTTCTTCCATAGCAGTCAAAGTGTTATTAGCTGCATCAGCAGACTTTTGACCCGGAGTACGTCTATCTGCCATGTTTATGATAGAGCGTCCTGCGTTTGCTAGTTTTTCTTTACTGGTTGCTATAGCAGAAGGAGCTTCTTTAAGCACCTGTCCTGCTCTTGTAACAGCCACAGGTAGCGTAGCGCCTAGCACAGTATATCCAACCAGATTAGCTGCATCAAACTCATTCTGAGCAGCCTGTGAAGCAAGTCCTGAAGCAAGGCCTACGCCTCCTCCAATAGCCAGCATAGCCTTGGTGCTCTGACCTACAGGCAAGAGTACACTAGGATCTAATAGTCCTTTGGTCAATGTTCCAGCAACATTAGCACCAGTGCTTCTACCCCAGACTTCTTGCTTGGTTAAGGTGTCAGCATGTTCTGCTGCTACATTAGCTGCCTTGTTCTCACGAAGGCGCTGTAGTCTTTCATCGTAACTAAGACTTTGAAACTCATCGCCTAGCCCCATCTGTAAAGTAGGCAGTAGGCTACCTTCTTCAAAGCTATAGGTTACTGAAGACTGTGGGAATGCAGCGGTAAGGACTGTGTTAAAGTCCTCCATCAAGCTACTGCCTTGGTCAAAAGCTAAATGAGCTTCCTCCATAAACGTAGGTTCTTCTACAGTTTCCTTGAGGATCTCACGCTGCGCCTCTAGCTGCTCTTGCTGTACCTGTTGTTCTCTTTCTTGTTGAAGTTTAAGCATGTCACCCACGAAGAACTCTTCATCGTTAGGTGTGTACACAGGGAAATCATCAGATGCTGTAGGGTCATAGCCAAAGTCTTGGACAGTGGCGTGCCCACCTTTGATAGCAAACTTCATGATCTCAACATCAGAAGTTCCTTCAGGTACATTAACTAACTCTACTCCATTAGGCAGAGTTACATCTAAAAGCTGAACAGACATCTAGCCTCCAAAGTCTACTTTTTTATTAGTGCTAGTGCCTTGTGCAGCAGGTGCTGAAGGAGAAGAGGGTCTCTCTATAAACTCACTAAGATCAGGGACAACAAAGCTAGATCCTGCAAAATCATACAAGCCTTCTTCCGCAGACATATATTTAGAACTCATCACATCCTTAAACGCTGTTATCATTTCTTGCTGAACAGATGTTTTATTAAGTTTAGCTCTTTCTTCAGCTACACGCATTACTGTTACATTGAAATTAAACTGTGCAGCAGGAGGAAGCTCTGTCCAGTTTTCTTTCATTACGTCAGATAGTAAATCTTCTGTTTCTAAAATAGTTTCAAGCGTCTTTCCTGTAGATGGCTTTATTGAAGGGACAGTAGTTTCTCCCTTGATAATAGGAAACACAGGATTCTCTGCACTTACAGGCACCCATTCTCCTCTCTCAAGAGTAGAGTACACTCCATTAATAGTGGATGTTATTTTGGCTGACCCGTCCGGCCCCACAACAGAACCGACTTCTGGCTTGGTAGATTTAATACCCGCAGCTAAGAAAGAACCTACTTGTTTCCTATCTAAAAACCCATTCTCTACCAAAGGTCTCAGTGTTTCTATCTGCTCTGTAGATTTCAATGAATCTAAATAATCTAAAGCAGTTTGCTTTTGTTTACCTTTCTCTGCTCTGCCTAATAAAAAACTAAGTGTTCCTTGAGACATGGGTTTGGAATCTTTGCCGTACAGACTAGAAAACATATCTTGATTTTCGTATCCTAAAGAGCTTACCAGACTACGTTGCTGTTCTATATTATTTTCGTCAATAGATTTAGCTCTACGCTGAGAAGCTAGATAACTAGCTCCTTCTTGGGGACTATATGTTCCGTCTCTAACATAGGCAGCTTCTTGAGCTTCTCCCATGTTTTCTAAAGCAGTAGCTACGCTTTCTATTCTGCTAATTCTACGCTGTTCTGTAGCTGCTGTCCTAGCATCGTTAGCCATCTGTCTACGCAACTGTACTGCTTGCTGTCCTAGTGCATTTCTCTTGTCTGGGTCTAGCTCAAACTTGAGTCTAGTTTCAATAGCTTCTAGTTGACCAGCAGGAGTAGTCCTATCTATGCCTGCTGTAGCAGCCAGTATCTTTTCTTCAGGAGTTCTTACGTCTATGCCTAGCGCACCGCCAAGCTGTCTAACAGCGCCTTGAGCAAATGGACTCATAGGTTGACCAGTGCCTGTCAGCAATCCTGAAGTACCTTGAGTAGGTGATACCTTGTAGCGGTCAAACGCGCCTATTCTATCTAAAAGTCCCATAAGTATTCCTTAGTTAAAATTGGCCAATAGCATTAATAACATTAGCTATATCACTAATCATCCCAGAACTACCCCCTGATCCTCCACCACTAGCCGCTGCTGCTGCCTGAGTAGCTTGAGCGCCTAAGATACTAGAGTATATATCACGTAGGTTCTGACTACGTACAGTTTCTGCCTGTAGTAAATCTTCTAGGCCACTAATGTTTGCTTCAGCCATAGTCTTAGCGCCTAACTGCTGTCCTGTACGTGCTATATCAGCAATACTAATAGCAGGAGTCAATGAAGACAGTAGCTGTTGCTCTGGCTGGAACTGTGCAGCTTGTGAAGCAACAATGTTTTGTAGCTGTGCGGCCTGTAGTGCTTGAGGTAATCCTGCTGCTCTACCACCAAGACTAAACATGCTCTCAGCAAGTCCTGCTTGTTGCAGTTGTTCTGCTTGTGCTTGCTGTATTGCACTCAGAGATGCTCTAGCCTTAGCTTCTTCCTGGGCTTGTGCCAATGCTAGTTGCTCAGGAGAACCACCAAACATAGCTGTACGTAGACCTGTGCGTCCTTGAGAAGCTAAACGCTCTTCTAGTGCAAGCTGTTGACGTTGCTCTTCAGGTCGTTGAGTGGCTCTAATGCGCTCATAGACATCAGCTTCTCTAGCACCCATAGGAGCCATAGCGCCCGTTAGGAAGCCTCCAACGCCCCCTAGAGCCTGTTGCTGGATACCTGATACATCTGGTGCTACTGCACTCATATCCCCCAGTAAGCCGCCTGTGATGGCTTGTAGCTGCTGTTGTTGTGCAGCTTGTGAAGGAGCTAACGTAGTAGCAAACCCTCCTTCAGGTGTGGTAGTAACGCCACCAAACCCTGTGGATACTGTAAATGGCTTAAAAGCACTAGCTGCTTGAGCTTCTTGGCCTATCCTAGCCTGCTCTGCTGCTGACTCTTGTGCAATGTCAGTGATCTTGTTAAGCTCATCAATCTTTAGACCAGCACCAATTAACTGACCACCTTGACCACCTAAGAATCCACCTAGAGCAGTGCCAAGGTTGCCTAGGTTATTGAAGAATCCCCCAGTGCCTCCAGTGCCTCCCATAGTCCCACTTAGATCACCAAGTAATTGATCCCCTAAGATTGCTTTCAACTGACTATCAGTTAAAGTACCGTTACTCATTTATATTCTCTCTATGTCAATACTGTTGTTATCACGGAGGCTGCACCTGTTACCACAACAGTAACAACAAGCCAAGCCAGACGCTCCCACTTCATTGCATGAGCAGCAGCTAGTTCTTTAAGCTGCCGGAGTTCAGCAGTTGCTTCACCCCAGCGTTCACCACATTCTTTCTCGTGTTGAGCTATCTTCTCTAGTGCTTCTAAAGCTAATTCAAGTGTTTGCGTCTGCTCCTGCTTCATTAGTCTTTAGCCTTACCTACGTTTAGTGCAATAGTGTTTAAGACGTTGTATACCTTAACTGCCCAAGGCTTGTCCTGTGGTGCTGATGTTACAGCAGTTACAAGAGATGCTATAGCCACAGCAGCAGTTACTACGTTAAAAATGTCAATTATGTTTTCCATCGTTATGATCCTAAAGTTGGTTTAGTGTCTGGAAAGTCTGAGGTGCTAGGCCAATCCCGTAGTGCCTGACGGTAAGTCAGATACGCTGCTCTCTGTGGGTGGTCAGTCAAAGGTGCAATGTAATCTGTATCCTCAAGCTCCTGATTCCTCCACAGCCTTGCAGCATCTTCTGCTGGCACAGGACTTTGGGCAGGAATAGCCTCTTCGTATCTACCAGCGTAGTTTGCCTCAACAAACTCTAGGTCAGCTACAATGCGGTTAATCTCTTCGTTGCTTTCATTTTTTATAATGTAAATAGCCATTGTAGCCTCCGTTAAACAAACATGATGATGCAAAGGCCACTACCACCGGCGGCCCATTCACGGCCTGTTGCAGATGTGCAAGTATGAAAGGGGCCGCTAAAAGCACCTGAACCGCCGCCACCATTTCCTCCGGGGCCAGCGCCTATTCTGGCGGTGCTAGTTGAGTCTACACCGCTTACCCAACTTACCGCACCTCCACCCCCAAAGCCCCCGCCTTGAGCAGCGTGATAATACTCATTAGTGTAAGAAGAATCACGCCATCCTGAAGCAGCGCCACTACCGCCGCCATAACCTCCACTACCGGAGTAAGTGCCAGTGTTATAAGTATGATAGGAATAGCCTCCCGTACCATGAGCATCAATTATATTGATTGTAGACGAACTAGTAGGCCCGCCAGCGGTTGAGCCGGTCATTTTGTTCGCATTATTGTCGGTTGTACTTGATACGCCAGCGATGACTGCACTTCCCCCCGGACTAAGGTAGGAATAAGCACCAGTGCTAGTAACGCCAAGGACATCACCACCATTACCTCCAACACCTGCGCCGCCAGTAGCAATAATTTTATCTTGACCGCCAACAGCGCCTGTCATAGTCACGCTGCCGCCATTAAAGGCTGTGCCATAGAGAGCAACAGCGCCTCCTCCTGTTGTTATAGCATTATACTGACATCCGGCTACTCTTGAGATAGTACCCCCAGTGCCACCTGTGTAATTAAAGTCACCACCACTAGCTGTACCGCCTGCTCCTCCAGCAGTAGAAACAGCACTAGAAGTGCCTGCGCTAAACTGTCCGCCACCGCCACCGTTAGCAACCATATTTACAGATGCCGCTGCGGAAGCAGTAACAAAACTAGTGTTGCCTCCATTGTTTCCTACTCTTGAGGAGTTAATGTCATTTGGTGCCAACGTAGTAGCGCCTCCAGCGCCAATAGTGACAGTGAAAGTTTCTCCTGCTGTTACAGCAAAAGTTTTTTCACTATAGCCGCCACCGCCACCGCCTGTAGCATCCCCAGTGTTCTGATCTATGCTCGCGCTTTGATTAGCAAGGAACGCACCTTGACCGCCACCACCAGTAATGATGACTTTGACCCTTCCTGTAATTGGAGAAGTAAAAGTCTTTGATGTTCCTATAACAAACTGTGTTGTGGGTATTGGTGGTTTTGAGCCTAAAATAACTGCCATCTGATTTCTCCTCTAAATCTCTAAGAATCCAATTGTAGCGTCTACAAATACAAGCTGAGTGCTGCTACCGCTTAATAAAGTTCCGTCTGCTGCCGTTGAGTTTATCTTCTGTGAGTTACGCCCAATGGTTACAGTGCCACCACCTGTAGCTTTAATAATTACTGTGTTTCCAGCACTTGCAGAAGCGGGTAAAGTTATTGTAGTTGCACTTGAGCTATTGACAATAATCTGATCCCCAGCCACAGCAGTATATGCGCTGGTTTTGACAAGCCAATCG